CGTTTTCCATGATGGCATGGAAGAGAATAGCCTTGCCGGTAAGTGACGTGAGGCCGAAGATAATACAGTCTTCAACTTCGCCATGATGTTTTTTAAAGTCATATAAATACTCCTTTTTTATTTGAGAATATTGTACAGGAATATTTGCGTTTAAGTAAGCCATAATTTTATTTTATTTGGCCCCAATTAGGACCTGATTCGTAGTCTACTTTGTTGGGTACTTCTAAGTCAACAGCAGACTCCATAATATCTTTTATTTTTTGCGCATGCTTTGGACTTTCAACAGATATATCAAGTTCATCATGTACTTGTATATGCGGTATGATACCCTCTTTGTGTAATTCTATCATAGCTTTCTTTGTCATGTCAGCTGCTGATCCTTGTATTAATTTATTTAATGCTTTGTAAGTGTAAGCTCGTTTAATCCCTGGTCCGTGTTCCATGAGCGCTGCGTCGTGTGGCAATGCTTTATGTATTCCAAACTGATTAGGTTCCCACAAATGAAACCTGCATAGTCTACCCAGCAACGTTCTTATCTTACCTGAGTCTTGTGCTCTGCTCATTACATTATCCATCAGTTGTTTTACAAAAGGAACTCTGTTGTGATATTGTCTAAACAAATTATCTGATACATCTTTAGATACACCTAACTCTGCTTGTAATTTATTTTTACCCATACCATAGAACAGACCAAGATTTATAGTCTTGGCCTGTGATCTAGGGATCTCTGCCATATCAGCAACGATCGTGTGAAAATCCGCATCGCCCTCACGATACGCATCCAATACATCGTCCACTCCATAGAGATTCTGTAAAGCTGCATAATGCACTACCAACCTAGGCTCTTGCTGAGAATAGTCAAAACAACCCCATGTATGGCCTTCCTCGGGCACAAATAAGGCCCTAATCAAAGGTCCTAGGTCTTTGTTTCTAGCTGGTATTTGTTGTAAATTAGGGTTTGAGTATGAGAATCTACCGGTCACAGTTCCGCCATTATCTGAACGCAATTGGTTAATGTCTGCATGTATTCTACCCTTGTGTGAATGTTTGAGTATGGTATCAATAAATGTAGTATGAGCCTTATTAATTTCTCTAGCCTGAGCAATTTTATTTACCAATGGATGCGGATGATTTTGCAAAAAATTTTTAGTAAAGGACGGTGCTTTTGATTTCTCAGTTCTATCGTAGTCTAATTTCAATTTATCAAAAACTTGTGCAATCGATCTTGCAGCCCATATCTGAGTATCTACTCCTGTTTGTTTTTTCACTTGGTGTAATAATGATTCTTCTTTTTTGGTCAGTTCTTTTTTTAATTGATTGGCTTCTGTCACGTCTACCCGCACCCCTAGGAAACGCATATCGACTAGACAAGGAAACAACTCAGTCTCCATATCAAAAATAGATTCTATATCTTGGTGAAGTATTTCTTTTTTAAGTTCTTGCCATAACTCTAATGTTATCTCTGCATCTTTTTCTGCGTATGCACCTACATAAATGGCAGGTAGTTTATACATTTCTGCTTTAGCGTCAACACCCCAATCTTTTGCAGCAGTATATAAATCACTTTCATTTTTACCCTTACCGGTATATCTTTTAGCACAGCTGTTTAAATCATAACGCATTTGATTTTCATCAACTAAGGCCGATGCTATCATCGTGTCAATTATTTTACCGTTAATATTTAAACTGAGCGCTCTAATCCAACACACATCATACATAGCGTTGTGAAATATTTTATCTGCAGGTGTATCTAATACACCTTGAAACCATTTTAAAACTTTAACTCTACTCATATTACCACCACCTTCGTGCGCGATTGGATAGTAACCTGACCAACCAACTACAGCTACAGCAATTCCTACAACATCACCTTTACCAACCACAGAACCTGATCCCATCTTCATTAATTCTGGGTCTTTAGTTTCTAAGTCAATTGCTATCTCATCATACTTAGATAAATCTGGAAAATTCTCTGGTGGTAACCATTCTGTTTGTGGTTTAAATAGAGGTATCTGCATCTTTATAATCCCTTTCAATAATCATTTCTATAAAGTGTATTGCTTTAAGTAAATCTTCTTTTTTTCCCTTGTGAGGATGCCTGCAAATATATTTTATAACACAGCCCTCCGGGAACAACATATTATTTTCTATTACAAATTTACTGGGCTGAATCTTAAATCCTTGATAGTGTGATCCTGCAATTTGTTTGTCGTATGGGTTCATAGTAAATATCCTTTCTCATATTTTTTTGGTTCTATGATATGTAGATTTTCTTTTGTTCGTGTTGCACCTACATAAAATAATCTATTCTCATCATCAGGATTTTTTTCATAACCTTTCATAGTATTTTCTGTAAGATCTGTCATTAATACAACGTTAGTTGCTTCACCACCTTTTGCTGCATGGATTGTAGATAATTCTATTCTAGGTTTTTCATTTAATTTCTCGCCATTCTTTCTCATTTTACGTAGGTAGTTTACCTTAGTCTGCCCTGCGTTGTCAAATGCTTCATACCAAACTGTCTTAACTTGCAGACCATAATCTTTTACAAGTTGATCAATTCCATAAAAAGATCCTTTGGTCATACCTTTTATTTTTTTTGCATGCCAATTTTTTGAACTTATAAATTTAATCATGTTTTCTATTTCTTTATAAGATACTAAATGTCCTTGTCGTAAATGTTCCCACGATGTAGCTGCTTCATGTAATTCTTTTTCACTACTTCGTTTGTATCTATTTTTATAATACAAACCTTGTCGATATAATGATTCCTCTATGTCATTAAGCATGTGCCTTGTTCGACTTAGAACCAACCAATCACCTTGTGACATGTCAATACTTTCTATATCAAAATGCCGGTGTAATAGTCCTTGACTAACTCTAGGTTGCCACGTTTTATTTATCCTGTTTCTAATTTTATTTATTATACCCATTGCTAGTCCGTGTACTTTAGCAGGTATTCTATATGATTGTGTTAATGGTAAGTATTGTCCTTTTAATGCTATAAAAGAATCTACGTCTGCACCGGCCCATCTAAATATTGCTTGATCATCATCCCCTGCAATAAAAGAATCTTTTGTTTTATTCCAAATAGACCGTGTCATGTCCCACTGCATTAGTGAAAGATCCTGTGCCTCATCAATAAATACTACATCAAACTTTGGTGACTTGTCTGATTTTGTAAAATCTAAAATCATGTCATTAAAATCTATTAGATTATATTCTTTTTTATATCTTGCTAACTCGTTGTGTATAATTCTAAGTTGATCTCTTTCTAAGTCTTGTGTGTGTTCTTGTAAATCAAACTGTTGTTCTGGTGTAATATTACGTAATTGTGCTAGCTGTATAATTCTTAGATACTCACTATCTGATGTAAAGATACCACCCTGGTCTTCTTGATAATCAGCATACGTTACAGGAAAACCTAACTTCTTACCTAAATCTTTGTAATGTCTAGGCTGCATGACTTGATCTTTTTTTAATCCTAGCTTTCTAAATGCTAGTGAATGTAATGTTCTAAAGTATGGTAAATCATCTTCTGTTAAATTAAATTTTTTAATTGCTCTGTCTCTTGCTTCGTGCGCAGCTTTTTGTGTAAATGCAAAATAACCTATCTTGTCAGGGTCTGTTTGTTTTAAATACTCATCTACTTTGTTTAATAAAGTTGTAGTTTTACCTGTACCTGGTGGTCCTAATACAATAGTTCTCAAAATATATCCTTTGGTTTTAATTCTTTTTGATTGTAGTCATCTTCTTTTTTGTCAAATTGTTTTACTACAAACACAGAAATTCTTTCTTTACCAATACGTTTGTCATCACAGTTACATGTTTCTTTTAACATTTGTGCTGTACGTGAGTATGGTATGTCCCAACGTTTTCTAATTAAAAATTGATTGTAGAACCTATCAAACACAAAGTGATGATTGCCTTCGCTGGTCCACACACCACCTTTTTTAAGATCGTTTTTATCTGTAGATACTTGTCTATTAATACAATATTCTTCTAAATGATTTTGTAGCTGGTCCTGAGTAGTCACACCTTCTGGTGCATCTATTGGTTCGTGGTTCTTCATCAGTGGATTTATTATCATGTCCCAGTCTTTTGGTTTGACCGTTGGCGGTTTAAAGTCCAACTGTTCCATGCATGCTTCTTGAAATAAACTTTGTTGTTTTAAAAATTTTACATTCTCCAAGTGTAGTCGTTCACCATCTACATTAAGATAGTAATATGGTTTTTCTAGTTTAATTTTTTGTAAGTCAGTCAGTGCAGGAAATACTATCTCTTCACCAATACCAAACTTTCTTTCTCTACATAATTTTTTATCACACAAGTTACACATTGGTGTGTCATTACATTTATAACCCCACTCTTTTTTATCATGCTGTCTTTTAATTATTTCTACTTCGGATTCACTAAGTGGTACAGTTGATGCTGTCGCATTAAATAATGTCATCTTGCTTTTCCATTCTGCAGGCCATTTCTTTTTAGCGTACACACCAAAATGAAACATAGAATTATTTCTACCACCTTCTGGTATTTTATTCATAGCCATAAGTTCTATACATGGTGGTGCATCAGAATATTCTGATTGAGGTCTTTCTATTTTTATTTTTGTAATATCTGTTTGTTTTATTTCACTGTATATTGTGTAAAATTCTTCTAGTGTTGCAGCTTCTCCATCTGTTTTAAATGCATAACGTGTAGTATTTTCACCACTAAAGTATGGTAAGTTTAAAAAATTACCTGTGTCATCTGCTGATTTTAATTGAATTTGTTTTGGAAAAACTTCTGAGCCGCCGTATCCTAGTAATGTTTTTATTTCCGTTAGTTTGTCTCTCATTCTTTCTGCTGCTACCGGTTTTTCGGAGAAAAGAAAGACGTGTGCTCCTCCGCTCTTTGACCTACACACAGCCAGAGGCAGATTAAATTGTTTTATCTTATCAATTAATTTTTTGTGATCAAACCCTGCGTATGAATCTATATCTACACATCCCCATACACATTGGTTATTTTCATTAATAGGTATTATGCCAAGACTCTGTGTACCATTTAAATGCATCTTCCATAGTTCCGTGGTCACTGGTTGACGTACTACGAATGATTGCCCTTTTAATTTAACACCATTCTCAGCTGGCGTACTTACTTTAGTACAACCATGAGCTCGCTCTAATCCTTTAAATATTTTTTCAAACATATTTTTTAATGGGCGTTTCCACTCTCGCTTCGACGCCCACTCCTAGGATTTTATTAGTATGGTGATGCTTCTTTAGTATCGTCTGATCCGTGTTTAACCTGCACTTCATCCTTGCCGACACTTTGTGCAAAAGACTTTGCCATACCGTAGATATTTTTATCTTCGACTGGTCCTGACTTTTCCACTTCCCATCCAAACCATGTTCCTTTGTCATTAGACATCTGAACGGTTGATAGATTATAAATGTGGCTGTATGTTGGCGGTGTAAACAAACCATTTTTACCTTGTAGTTTGATACCCATCATCAATGAATTCCATTTTCTACTAACTTTAAGTTGCGTAGATTTCATAGAAATTAAAGCTGTTGATGGATTATTACCAAGAGTCAACACAAAGTGACTTGCAGTGTTATCAAGATAATTACCATTTGGTAATCTATCTTTGTAGTCTTTACCTCTTGTAGTTTGACTAACGATATCACTATCAGCACTGTGAATTGCAACAGGTGCACCACTACTGGTACCTCTGTCTTGCCATTCAATGTATTGTCTTTTGTAATGACAAGGTACAACACTAATTTTATCAAACAATTCGTTTGTGACAGTGTTAATTATCTTGCCAGGCTCTGCGCCTTCGACATATTTACCATCTCTTTTGTTTACTTCTGGAGATAGCTGTCCCAAAATTTTTAGGAAAGGTAACGCAAGATCTTCCTGCGCTATATTTTGAGCACCTTTATTTGCATCAGCTTCAAACAAGTTGACTGCTAATGCTCCTTCTTTTTTATCTGCTACTTGGTTCATGTTTATTTGTTCCTTTTTATTGTTGTCTTATTTCCAACAAACACGTTGAAAATTTCCGTTGGCATTGTTTTACCTGCCTCTAAACGCTCACAGACTAGCGCTTTGAGAGTCATG